CGCTACCTCCCGACGATCCGCCGCTACCTCCCGACGATCCGCCGCTACCTCCCGACGATCCGCCGCTACCTCCCGACGATCCGCCGCTACCTCCCGACGATCCGCCGCTACCTCCCGACGATCCGCCTGACCCCGAAGCACTGCCACCGGAACCGGATCCACCAGAATCACCCGATCCCGAACCGCCAGAGCCAGATCCACTTCCGCCAGATCCGCTTTGGCTTTGGGAACCCTGCGAATCAGATCCACCAGATCCGCTACCGGATTGGCTCTGTGACCCTCCAGATCCGGATCCGCCCGAACCACTGCCGCTCTGGGATCCGCCCGAACCGCTACCGGACTGGCTTTGAGAACCGCTGGACCCTCCTTGACTTCCGCCGCTGCCGGAACCTCCAGATCCGCTGGATCCACTGCACGGCCGGCAAACATAGCCCTCGCCTTCGACATAAACAAGACATTGGCCGGATGGACATGGGTTGCTCGACGATTGATTAGAACCGCTCTGACTTGATCCGCTCGACCCACTTTCGCTCGATCCGCTGCCACTGGAGCCACTACCAGAGCCGCTACTGCCGGAACCTCCACTCGGCGGTGTTTCGCTTGGCAGAGAACCACTGTCGCCCGAACCATCCGTGCAGCATTGGCCTAAGCCAAATGCAATTGCCTCGTATTTTGTGGGAGAACCGACCTCGGTCGACGCCTCCCAAATGCGCTGGGCATACACCGTACTCCCAGACGGTATGCGCATCGCCTCGCCGCCGTCCTCGGCGATCACGCTGGCTTCAACCACCCCAAGTAGGTCGCATATCTCAACGGTCTCGGCCTCGGTGCATCCATCTTCCCCGATCAACACGGTAGCCGAGGCTGTACCGCAGCTGCTGAGGTTTTCAGTGAGCTTAGCACGTATCAGGGATGGGCCTACGCCACCGAGGCGTACAATGGCCCACACAATTGATCCCTCATCGTCAGCGCTCACAGCCTCCCACCAAAGGATCTGGGCGCCCGTGGGGCCGCTGCCGAGGTAACAGTCTTCGCCGTCCACGGTTTCTACGTCGATGACATCGCAGAATTTGTCCTGATAGGAAGTTACATAGACGAGCGCCGGCGCTATTCCGCTCACCACGCACTTCCCGATTTCATCCGCCGGAATCGGCTCCAACGCAACGACGAACTTTCCGCGGTCGTTGGCCGCCATGGGTTCGACGCCGGTCAGTGACGGATCATAGAGAAAATCGTCCTCATTCTCCTCGGGTGTCCAGAGTGGCCCACCGATCCCTAGAATGCCGCCGGCAAGAACGTCCGCCGTTCCGTTGTTGTGGACGTCGACAATTCCACCAGAGCGCCGGCCGCGAATCACATCTCCAGCGCTGGGCGACGGCGCCCCCGGCTGAATCAGATCGATCATCGCGTTGTAGACCGGTGCAGGGAAGCGAAGCGGGTCGCCTGGCTGTACCTTTTTGAATACGTCGCCCATGATTACGTCCCGGGTACCGATCCAGTGCCGATTCGCAGTAGCGAAAATTCCGCTGCGTCGAAAACCTTCTCGCGGTGAATACCCACTAATTTCCGGACCTTGCGCTTGACGTCACCCGTCGCCGTGGTTTTCGCGTACTCAAACCAGAGGTATTCCCATGGGAGCTTGCTTACCCCGGCGATCCCGCAGATCGTTTGGTTTATGAGCGCCTTGCCGGTCGCAAACGTAAATGTCAGCTCGACGATGTTGGGATCCTTGTTCGAACCCCCGCCCGTTGCCCCCATGAACAGCACATATCCGGCCGCTTTTCCTCGGAACGTCGACAAGTTGGTCGTGAACGTGAGATCCTCGACGATGTCACCGTATCCGAATCCCACCGCGGCTGCGCTGAACTGCCAAGTCTCCGTCCATTTCCTGGCGCTCGTGCCGATGTCACAGCCTTCGACGTCCCCATCGCTGTTGACTCCAATTGCCCCGAGGTGATTTGGGGCGCCTTCGCCGTAATCGGCTATGTGCTCGATGGCATTGGTGATATGCGTCGTGCCGCCAGTGGTGTCGAAGGTCCACTTGAAATCGCCGACCACCGGCTCTTTCCCGGAATATGGCCCGTAGGAGACCTCCACGTTCCACATTCCCAGGCCCGTCGGATCCAGGCGAATGTCTGTGCGGTAGAGGCCGCGGTAGATGACAACAGACGCCGCGCGTGCGTAGGCTCGAGCCAGCGTCTCCGAGGTGATCCCTGTGAGCGTGTAACGCAGGACGGCCCCTTTTGGGTTCTCCGTCGAGGAGCGGCTGTTGCGTTTTTCAGTCCATCCGATTGCCATGTCTTACCCCGTGAACTGAAAACGGAGGCCACGCTGCTCAATGAGCATGTCCTCGTTGACTTTGATTTGTTTGTCCCGTTGCAGCCGCGCGTCCTGGGCCTCGCGCAAAATCCGTCCCTGGACACTTTCTGCGCCCATCTGCATTGCCCCTCGAGCGCTGAACGTTCCCGCGCTCGAGGTTGTAACCGCCCCCTTAGCCTCGATGCCCTCCGGATCGGCGCCTCCAACGCGTTTCAGGGCGGCGGCCTCCGCTTCTTTTCGGCGGGCCTCCTTGGCGTCCTCTGCCTTTGTGGCCGCGTCGATCGCATCCTTCCGGGCCTGGGCAAAGTTTGCCTCGGCGGCATTTACCCGGTCGATCGCATTCTGCTGGTCCGCCAACTCTTCAGCCCAGGGCCTCGCCGGCGATGACGCGGCGCCGGTGATCGCAGTGGCTACCCCCTTCCCGCGATCGCGGGCTGCCTGATCTTGCGCTGCTTTCTCTTCGGGGCTGCGACTGGGGGCAATTGCGCCGGCTAAATTGGATTTTCCAGAGATCCGCGCAAACTCCGCATCATCCTTTTTCTGTTGTTCCTTATCCTGCCAGAAATCCCCACGAGTCCACCAGTTATATTCATCTCGAATCGCCTTGACCATTTTCCAGATGTTGTCGATCGCCGTATCAAACGCCGCCAAGAACTGGCGCAGACCATTCTGCGCGCCGTCCCAGAGATCACCCCAAGCAATCTCGGCATTGGCAAACAGCGTCCCGATCGAGGCGGCGGCCGTCTCGACAGCCGTGTTCCAGGTGGGTCTTAGGTCGTTCCACATGCCCTCCATCCATGCCCGGAATCTCTCCCATTCGAGCATGGCGCCGGCCAAGGCCACCCTGATAGCCGATTTCAAGTCTCCGGCGGAGATCGCTGCACTAATGGCGCCCCATCCGGCCTCGATATCGGCCCGAAGCGTGCCCCAAGCAGCCAGAAAGCCGGCAATTGCGCTATTGAACGTCGCGGTCGCCATCGTGGCGATATTCCCGAAAATCGCCGCCAAGCCGTTCATGGCCGAGCCGGTGCCTGCAACAATCGCCGCGCCCAGCGATTGAGCGCCCGAGGCGGCCGCACTCGCCGCCGATCGCATTCCCCCAGCAATCGCCGATGCCATATTGCCAAACACCGGCAACAGGGAAGCCACTGTCGCCCGGATTGCCATGACGGGGAGCACGAACAGGATTGCCAAACCAATTACAGATGCCAATGCGGTCCCGATAGCGGTTAGGAACGTGGCGAAATTCATCATTGCGAGGCCGGCCTGCGCAACTGAAGCGACCGCCGCCCCTACAGTGGTGACCGCATACTGCGTCACCTTCGCCACCGATCCCAGAACGCCAAACGCGTCCACCATGAAAGAAACCGCCGTCACGGCCGAGGAAAACAGCGTCGGTATCGCAGAAATAGCCGTTACGAGTCCACCGATCGCGCTGACGCCCAGACTGACGGCCACCCCAAGGGAAAGGGCGGCGATTTCAAAGGCTCTCAGGCCGACCGCCGTGGCCACTGTAGCGATACGCGAAAACATGGCCATGGCATCAGAAGCCAGCGCGACGCCCGTGGCCGCGAACCTGGCGGCGGACGTAATACCGAGAATTCCCAGTTGACCGAGGGACATCGCCGCCGACATTGCCGTCGTCGCGGCCGAAAACGCCAGATGTGCAGCTCCGGCAGCGATCGCCCCGATCCGAAGGGCGGAGAGTATCCCCACAAGCAACCGGCCCGCCGCGGCAATCAGCGTGAACGGAATGACGACGGCCTGAAATGCCAATCGCAACATCTCTATTCCGCCGGCCGCCCACAGGATGGAAGCACGAATCGCGCCAAGAACTCCCCCAATGCCCGCTACGATCGTCCCGAAGGCGTAGATGGCAGCGCCCGCGGCCGCGACCCCGACCGAAATCCGGACCACAGAACCAATTAGGGCGACATTTGATTTCACCCATTCCTTTGTCTGGACGGCGGCATTGGTCGCGGACCATATGAAGGCCGTGACGGCCGGGGCGACCGTGGCGGCGAATCCGTTGCCGACCGCGAAAACGACCGCGCGTAGGCTCTTGAAGGCCTGTTCTAGGGCCCCAGCGGCGGCGGCGTCCTCGTTGGTCATCACGAGACCAAGCTCGCGGGCTCGAGCCCGTAGCGTGTCGAGCTCGCCGATCATCGGAAGCAACGCGGTCCCGCTTTTTCCGAAGATCTTCATCGCCACTGCAGCACGTTCTGTCGGGTTGGCGATCTCCGCCAGGCGTGAGGCGATCAGGTTGAACTGCCCGTCGGTGGACAGCTGGGCAACGTCGGCGATCGTGAGCCCCAGGGCTGCTAAAGCCGACGTCCCCGCCTCGCCACCCTGGGCAGCATCCAAGATGGCTTTTTGCATCTTTTTGACGCCTGTCTCGACGGCCTCGAGCTCGACGTCGGTCTGGCCCGCGGCGTACCGGAGCTCCGAGAGAGATTGCACGCTCATTCCCGTGCACTCGCTCATGTGCTCCAGGGAGTCGCCCACCGAAACGAAATGTGCGACCATTGCCGTCAGCGGGGCGATGATGGCCGTGCCCATGCCCATCATCCATTTTCCGACGGTCGCGATTCCGGCGCCAAAGTCGAGCAGACGCCGCCGCGCGTCGGCTAGTCCCTTGACCAGCGCGGAATTCTTGACGTAGAGCTCCACGTATGCCCGGCCTTGCCTCACATCGGATTGCGAACCCATAATGTCACTCCCTACACAAGCCGGCGGCGCGGGCCTCCGCTTCCGCTTCGTCCATGGTCATCTCGCGGGTAGTCCCTCGATCCGCATCGTCCTCATCCATGAACGGGTTAAACAGCCATTCCGGCTGCGATTCTCCGGAGGAAAACGCGGCTACGGTCGCGCATATTTTTCCCGCCCTGTCCCACGCATCGCGCCGCTTGGCGACCGCGGCCCACTCTAATTCCCGGAGGGTGCGGTCGATGGGATTGAGTCCAGTAATGCCAGCAGCTTCCCAGATCCGCTGCTCGTTACTTCGGCGAGCTTCCTTTCCATTGCCGCGTCCAGCCGGGAGTCCGTTACCTGCGCCTCCATCGCCTTCACCGCCTTCTCCCACCAGGCCTGGCTCTTGCCCATTGCGGTCACAATCTCGGTGCGATGGAGACTCTGGAAAAAATCGCTCCACTCCTCGACGAACGCGGTTTGTGCGGCGAAGATATGGTCGCCGGCCATGGCGCAACCGAAGCCGTTTTCGCCATCCTTGTCGACGCCAGCTTCTTTGAGTTGCGGGGCCACGATCGCTTCCAGGAGATCGAAGAATAAGAGCAGGTCCGTCTGCAACTCCGCGAAAAGCGTCGGCCGCTTTGCCTTGTCGATCGACTTCGCCTCCGGAGACGCTGGGTCAACTCCACGGGGCAGCAATGGCTCGAGGAGGTTGATTCCCTGCTGCGCCAGATCGGCTTTCAGCCTCCGGCAGAGGCCATAGGTCACCGCGATTTCCCACTCGCGGCCCTTCCCATCTTTGAACCTACGCACGTTTCACCGCCTTTCGTCGTTACGGGGTCGAATCATAGACATACGCGATCGTCAGGGTTGCTGCCGTCACTGCGCTGCTGTTGCTCGCCATGATGTGGCCGGCGGCATCGCCAGTCAGCGAGTTTGCGATGCCGCTGGACAGGAACCAATCCCACTCCGCGGCGGCGTCGATGTGCAGCGGGTAGATGCTCGTGTTGTCCGATTCTTGGAAATTGAGATGGCATTCCTGGTCGCAGGATATGACGATCGCCGCGAGGTTGTCGCCGTCGACCGGAAAATCGATCTTTACCTGCTGGGTGACGACCACCGAATCCTCTGCATTTGCCGGGAAGTCGGTCCCGGCCCCGCCATCAAGCGCCAGGGCGTTGACGGTGACGGTGACGTCGACGCCGTAGCGATAGCCGGCGTCCCACCAAACGTCGCACTTGCCGGTCACGATCCCATGGCCAGCCGCAAGGTTGCAGGCTGCCGTGTTGGCGTCGGTCTTGATCCAGTCCGTCGCCGCCTTCCCGATCGGCAACGTAACCAATCGGTTTCCGCCCCCGTCTGCGGTCTCATTGAGCTGGACTCCCACGGGAATCCCATTGACGACGATCGTGACTTCTTTGCTCGCAGTAGGCATTGTCTGTACCCTTTCACGCTTGATTGACTTGAAATCTGGATCCATGGACAACCCCAGCTGCGTCAGCCCGTCGTCCAGGTCGGAACGCGCGCCGACGCGTCCGAAGGCGTCGCAGTGAACTTGTAGGTCTGCTCGCCTCGATACGGCTGTCCGTTCTCCATGGAGAGTTCGAAATCCCCGTCCCATCCGCGCCCGCCCATATAGTCGCGGGTCTTGAGAGCGACGGGATTGCCGGCGGCCGCCGCTGCCAACAACGCGGTCAGCACGGTATTGTTTGACTTGTTGAGCATTTCGAAGTCGATGGACACCTTCAGACCAACCGTCTGCTCGGTGTCGATCTTGCTGTCGCGACTCGATGTGTCGGCCTTCGTGGGATCAGTTTTGATCGTGACGTCGCGAATCGTCGTGACAACAGTGGAGGCCGTTCCGCCGGCGCCGCCGTAATAAAGAACTCCATCGGGTCCAAGTTTCGTAATGCCTGCCATATCGTTTTCCTTTCGAAAAATGCGGGAATTAGTGTTTGAACATCGGGCCAATTCTCGGCGCGACTCTCGCCAGGGCTGGCTCCGCCGTTGGCCTGGCCGGGTAATTCACCCCCTTGTATGGTCCACCATGTTCATGCGGTTCGATTGATCGTCCGACGGCCGAAAACCTTGGACCGATAACCACGTTCTGATTCGGTTTGTCGACGGCGTACCGCATCGCGCGGCGGGCGAGACCTCGGCGCGTGTGGATCGGGTCCCCTGGCCTCGATGGCGATGCCGACGACTCGATCGATTCGACAATCTCTTTCCGAACTTCGAAGCCAATTCGCGACAGGCTCTCCAAGCTGGAATCGTCGCTCGCCTTCCTGACGGCCGGCGTGTTGTCGATGGTCTTTGCGCTCGCCGTGAACATGCTCATTCCTCTCCGGCAACACGGAATGTCATCGTGATGATCGTGGTGAATTGTCTCCACTTCGCATAGTGTTCATCCACCGGACCAACCGTCTCGCATGCCTGCCACGACGCCGGATATCCACCAAGCCATTGCTGGGCAAAGAAACATTCGATTTCCTCAGTCAGGAGGGCGAGGCGGTCTTGCTCGTTGTCGTCATCATCTCGCGTTGGGTTTGACAGCCTCTTCCTGATGACGACCTGGACAATCGGGTCCCGCGCAATGATATCCCTCGCAATTGGAGTCAGCTTGTGCCCGGCACCGACGACGTCAACGTGGAGGACCCCCATATCCTCTAACTTCATCGTTGTGTCGTAGGTGCGTCCATACTCAGGATTGAGCGTCCCAGTACGGGCACGGAGAAGGTCGCGGACCCCCTCGGCGACGGCCACGGCGATTGATTGCGACTTTCCCATCACGGAACCTTTTTTGTTAGGCACCAGAAATTCGCTTCGTCCTCAACAACCACTCCAGGCCACCGCCGTAACTCTCGGACGCCGGCATATTGGGCTGGTTCATTACTTCCCACATCGCACCGTCGGCATCAGTCAGCCGATCGCCCGCGACCGGGACTACAGCGACCCCGTCGATCACGTACCCCGATTTGACCACAATCCACTCGCGTTCCACGAACGAGGTCGGAATCCACTCTTGCGTCCCGGTATCAATATTCGAACTCTGACCAATCCACGAAGCGGCCACCCCCGCGGTCGAATGCGATCCGCGAGAGAGCGCGACCGCCTCGCCGAACAGATCGGCGTAGGCGGTCTCCGCCGTTTCGTAGAGCGAATCGAAGGCCGTCATGATGGTTACGGTACGTCGTCGCCTCCGGTGGCATCGATCACGTTCGTGAACAAGTGGCCGAGCGCTGTGTAGAAGATCTTCTCCTCGGTTTCGTGGCGCACCCGCACGACGTCGCCGCGGCTGGAATCCTCGTAGTACATCTCGATCGTGCCGCCGATCTGCGAACCGTCTTCGCTCCAGTGGACCGTCCGAGCAAGCGACGGTTCCTCAGGGTTCGTCGTACGAGCGAGCCGGGCGAGCATGGCGTACTCGTCGCTCCACATCGGCGCGATGGATACGGTCTGACCCTCGTTGGCGGAATCACGGGCCGCGTTGGACACGACGATCTCGTCGACCTTCAGACAGGCGGCGAGCTGGGCCAACGTGATGTCTCCAGGCTTAACCGACTGGCCAGCGCCTCCAGACTCGAGCTTGTCGATGACCTGCGCGTTCATGGCCAAGTTGTCAGCCTGACGCTTGTTGCAAATCAACGCGTTCGGGTAGAGGCCGGTCGCCACCCACATCGCCTGTTTGGCCTTCATCACGTCAGTGATCGGAGTGGCGTTCGTCCAGTCGTTCCACTCGTGCGTGATGTCGGTCTTGTTGCTCGCGAATGTCGTCGCGTTGTAGAGCAGGTTCGCCACGCGGTACTCGTACGCGCGGAGCACGATGTCGAGAGCAACGCGGGTAGACATCGCTTCGAAATCGAACCACTCACGGTAGATCTTGGCTCTCCGCCGGTCGATCGGAAGTTCGATGCCGTTCTCCTCGGTTTCGTAGGTGAAGTCCTTGAAGTTGTACCCGGTGCGGTTGTAATTCCCGCGGGAATCGCGGCCGGTTTCCGGATGCTTCAAGAACTGCTTGAGCTCGATCACCCCCATCGTGCCCTTCTGGTCGGCCACGTTGGCGACGGGGGCAACGCGGTTCGCGATAAACCCGTTGCGGTTCATCTCCATGTCGAACTGGAACAACATCCCCAGGTCGGGGCGAAACCCGTTCAGGGCTTGACTTGGTGCTGGCATCGCTTGGTCTCCAATGAAAAAGGGGCCGGCGGTTCTCCGCACGGCCCCCGAAGGCCAAGCGATTCGGGTCGCGATACCGGATAGCTACTCCCGGCCGTGGCCCTCGAAGAGCCGTCGGATGACCGGCGGCCCCAGGGTTCGGTTGTCAGGTTACGCTGCTTTCCCCCAGAATTCCAAAAGCAAAATCCCGGTGGTATAGGTGGCATTGGCGTCGCCAGTGCCACCAGTGAGGTACAGATACTGATCCGCGGCCGGCGGAGTCAAAGCGACCACCGTCCCGGCCGTCAGATCGCCAGAGTTGCACAGCGCGGTTTCGGTCAACGCGCTGATCGCCGTATCCTCCACTCCGGTGGCTTCGGTCGCCGAGAATACGTTGATGTCGTTGTCGCCCGTCGCGGGCGTCTCGAGGCACGTCAGGCGCCCGGCGATGATCGTGCCGTTGACGGCGTCGGTGATCTGGCCGAGGTGAGCCACGCCGGCCCCGTTGGCTCCGATGATGTCGTCGGCACTTCCTCCGCTGTTGAGCCCGGTCAGGTCGATCAAGATTTCCGTCTTGATGATCGTTCCGAGTTGCGTCACGGTCGCGACGAACGACGCCGCCGTGCCGGTGATGCCAACGCCGGCCGTATTGGCAGTGTTGCCGGTGAACTTCTTGCGCGCCGTGAACGTCTGAGCCAGCCCGAGGGCCGCCAGCGTATCGCCATCGGACTCGGGCACGATGATGGCGTTGTCGGCGCTCAGGGTCGATTCCGGCTTCAGCGTCGTGGTGAAATCGCCAGTTCCGGCGGCCTGGCCAGACAGGGCAATTTTCGGCGTGGCCGAATCGTTGTCCACCTCGAAGGCCGCGGCGGTTGTGCCGGCGATCGCGGTGGAGATGTCGCTGTTGTGCGTCGGCAGCACTTCCAGCACATCGCCCGAAGTGGTTACCGTCTCCAGGGCCTTCCCCTCGACGACCGTGCCGCTGGACGCGACCTGGCCACTGGCGGCGGCGTAGACGGGATTTCCCCCGGTGATGGTTTCGGTCGCAGACGCCTTCACCGTGCCCTGACCGTTGGCCAACTTGGCCGAGAAGTTCTTCCCGGATAAGACAAAATCCTCGGTCCAGGCGACGGCCGGATCCGTCGCCCCGGCATAGCCCACGGTCTTCGGGCTAGTCGTCGCATCGGTGATCTTGACCCGCCGATTCGGCTGCAAGTCCGTCCCGGCGATAAACGTTTTCCGCATTCCGTCAGTTTGCTGACTCATCTGCTTTTTCTCCTTGACTTGTCGGGTATTCCCCGTGTTGTTCGAGTTACAAACGGATTCCCCGGTTACGCCCGGGCACCGCTAAAGGACGACGGACCGACCGCGGCGTTGTGGGCTTGCACGTAGGCTGCGTGCAACTCCGGGTTGGCCTTGACAACTGCCTTGATGGCCTCGACTCGGGAGAGGCCGGTTTTCAACTTTTCGTCGACCGCAGCCTCGAACTCGGCCCGAGGATCGCCGGACTCGGACCCGCCACCCTTGGAGGTTCCACCGCCGAGCATTTCAACACCCGGCTTTACGGACTTCGCCTTCTCGGCCTCAGCCTTGGCGTCGGCGGCCTGCTTCTGAGCCTCGGCCGTGGCCGCCTCGGCGTCCTTGCGAGCATTCGCATCGGCTTCGGAACGCCGCTGCAATTCGCCCATCCAGGCCTTGGTGGCGTCTTCGGCGGTGGCCTGCGAGTCCATCTGCTTGCCGAGGAAATCGGCATCGGCCCCCGGGCAGCAATTCTTCAGCTCATGCCACGTCGCCGGTTTTGGTGCGGAGTTTTCCGCCATGTCTGAGTCTCCTTTGGTTTTGGTGTGCCGCTTTGCCAGTAGGGCTTGCGGCGGATGTTCAAATAAATCAACGGGAGCCACCGCAGCAACCTGCAGCCCGGCCACCGAACGATCTGCAAACCGATTCGCAATCGCCTCATCGGCAGTCATCCACGTTTCGGCTTTCATCCACTCTTTGATCTGCTCTTCGGATTGGGAAGTCCGACGAGCATAGATTCCAACAAGCTGATCGCGCATCTTGTCTAGGAGGTCGGCCATCTCCCTCATGTCTGCCGAGTCGCCGCGAACAGACCCGAGCGGGTCGTGGATCATTAAATAGGCGCCGTCGCCGATTTCGATGTCGTCGCCCGCCATCGCGATGATGGACGCCATCGAGGCGGCAAGGCCGTCAATCCGAACATTTACCCGCGCCGAATGCTGCTTCAACAGGTTGTAAATCGCGATCCCCTCAAAGACGGAACCACCATTTGAGTTCAAGCGAACGCGGATGCTTTTGATGCTTCCGAGTGCTTTCAGCTGGTCGTAAATCGCCGCGGCTGAAATGCCATAATACCGATCGATCACGTCGTAAATCGTGATCTCTGCCACACCGTCAGCTTTTGCGACAACATGAAACTTATTCATCTGCTGCTCCCTGATTCGCCGGTTGTGACTGGTCCGGTTTCGGCTGCGACGACTGGGGCGGTATCACTTGTGCACCAACTCGGTCCGGCGTCGGCAAACAGAGCACTTCACGCCATGAAACTCGGTCCGGGTCGTCCTTGAAATCGTCGTTGATTGCCTTGGCCTTTCGCTTGGCCTTCCGAATCACCTCGCCGTTGTCCTGGATGACCTCCTCACTGATCTCCCACCAATCGAACCCGTTTTCGGCAGAAAGCCGTCTTGGGCTCGTCTGGAGATTACGCACACGAAGGATTCCGGCCGAGGCGTCGGTCATCGGCTCGATGTACGGCCACCGCGGTGGGTTCCACCGGTGGGCAAACAACTGCTCCCCGATTCGCTCATATTCCGCCTGCAGAATCCGATCTTCGGCCATCCACTGCCGGACCTTCCATCGGTATACGCGAGAGTGGAACGACTTCGCAAGCCATCGTTGGAACTTGCGAAACCCGAGGCGTGCTTGGTCCATCGCCCCGCGCCACCCGGAGAAATTCGTCTGCTTCGGGTCGAGCATCAGGAGCTGAACGGGCAACCCGAGATTGATCGAGATAAACGTGAGGATCAGCATCGAGTGCTCAAAGAACTCCGGATTCGGAATGCTGGGCGAGAATCCCGTCAGTCTCCCCCCCGGACGGCTCTTGTATCGCATCCCAGGGCCGAGCCCTTCGAGGTCGCGCTCCGTTCCATCCGCAAGAGTCTCCGTCGATCTCGACCCAGTGGCGTTGTTTCGGGACTTTCCGCCGCCCGGCGCCCCGAGCGGCATATCTTCCAGGATGGCGTAGGACGCTGCGACTCGGGCCTTGATGAGCATGGCAAACTGGAGGTCGTCGTGGTGCTCGGTCGCCATCCCGATCGGCGCGAACGCCGTAAAACCGCGTGTTTGGCTCTTTCGCCGCGGATGATAGCAGTGGATGACCGCCCGCTCGTCTCGGCCGGTAATTCCGTCTCGCTGCCGGGCGGGATACCTGCGAACGTCGGAGACCCTCGAGACGCTCGTCGTGATGCCGACGTCCTCGCGGGTCAGCCAGTATTCCATCCGTTTTCTGGTCGCCTCGTCGAGTAAGACGCCCAAAACGACGTTGCGGCTTGTTCCGCTCGGAGTCTTGCACCGATGGGCCTCGCACGTCTCCAGCGAACCGGTGTCAGCAATGGGAAGGTGCATAATGTCGCCGTCGACAATGGTCTGCCTCAGCGTGAACCTCTCCATGGCGTGGAAATCGGCCTCGCCGGCCAAGTCGCAGGCGTCTTCGTTTTCTGCCCACGCCTTCCATCGTGCCATCAGGTCGTCATCGAGGGAGGACCGTCGCCGCTTCCCTTCCTGCTGTTCGTCTTCGGTCAGCGGCTCAACCTGCGTGTCCAGCGTGAACCCGTCTTGGATCACGTTATCAACGAGGCGATCGACCGCCTGGCCGACCACGATGTCGTTCCGGTCGATGTCTCGGGAGAGCTCCATAGCGCGGTAGAACTGTGATTCCGTGCGGAAATGGTAGTCGGCGTGCTTACCTACCGACGAAACCCCGGCCCGAGAACGGCGAAAGCGGGTCTGCTTTGCGATGTCGTAGTCGGCCCGCAACTCTTCGAAGGCGTCATTCAGTGATGGGCTGCCGATATCAATCCGCCTCGTCATAGGTCACCCCGCGAGTTGGAGAAATCGGGGTGTGTCACAGCGCCGCAATCCGTGTCGTTCATGGCAAGCCACGCTTCGACTTCCTGGAGGGACGCCCGGATCTCGTCGATCCGGTAGCCAAAGCTTTGGTTGCCTCCACTTCCGCCGCGGCTGGCCTGCGCAGGAAGCTTTGCGACTAAACGCCGGCAAGCGGTGCGGAAGAGTTTAGCCTTCCCGACCGATTCGTCGGCGTCGTAGTCGGCGTTTGCGTCGAACGCCGCGAGTGTCGCTGATAATGACTCGGCTGCCATGCGTTTAGAATAGCAAACGGCTGTCAATTCTGAATACCTAAACTCAAGAATCCGAATCGGATTCTTGCGACACTACCCGACTGCTCCCGTGGTGACCTGCTCCATCATCCAGCGGATCACGTCGCCCGTGCGCTGCACTGGTCGGCCATCCTGCGTCGTGGCGCCGGACGCCTGCAGTCCGCGGAGCAACCGTTTCATCGCCAATTGTTGCTCTCGTGTTTTGAGACGGCTCTCCACGTGCCGCGACAAATACTCCTGGTCGGCAACCTCGCCCAGAGGGATTTCGATGATTGCCGTTGCCGTGGACAATTCTCGTTGCGGTTTGCTTTCGAGTTCTTCGGCAACTCCCGACGGCGAAGGCGTAGCCTCGACGGCAGTCGTCTCCGGTTTGCATTGCGTTGGCGTCGATTTGATTCCGTTGCTTTTCATTCGTACTTACTCCCTAAGCTTACCAGTGGGTCCGTGTCATCCTCGTCTTCGTACTCGTCGCTCGCGTTCATTTCCCGCACGAACTGTCCTGCGGCGAGGGCCAAATACGTTGCATCCAAAAAATGGTTTTCTCTGCTCACCACCTTGAACACCTTCAGGAAACCTCGGTCCTGGTGCCACTCTTCGACCTGCTTTTCCGCGGCGATCTGTTGGGCATAGTCCTGGTGGTGATATTGGTCTGGCGTCAGATAAAGCGAAATTGCTCCGTCCGATTGCGGATCCATCGACAAGCCTTCCTGGACCCGGGCTTTCCAAAAATCCGCATTCACGTGGACCAAGTAGACTTGATCGTCGAGCTGTAACCGCATGTCGAACTCTGTGCCGATGTACTGCACCGAGGTCGTCAACTCGCGCGGCTGGTAGTACCGCGTCATCTGCTTGTGGCCCTCGGCGAAGCCCTTCGTCGGCCGATAAATCTCGTCGCCGAACTCCCGACCAAGTTCAGTGTTCGTCGCCTTGCAGGAGTTATAAACAGACTGCTTGTGCTCGTGATATCCGCTATCGATCCAGACCTGCTGTGGAACGTGAAGCCTTCCGTCGCTAGATTGCCAACCGCTGTCGAAATGCGACCGCAACAAGGCGAGCGCGTCCTGTATTCCCTTGATGGTTCCGACCGTCTTGGAATCGGTTTTTTGTTCGCCATAGTCGATCACGGCCCCACGATTGTCAGGCAAGATGGCAGCGGCCACCCAGTGAAGCCGGTACTTGCCCGTATCGATGCCGACGGTAACCGCGATGGCGTTGTCAGGGACAATGCCCTGCTTCGACTCGGACATCCGCTCGCGGATCTCTTCGGGGTTAACCGGAGTTAGTTCGATGTCAGCGGATTCGTAGGGGATTGTCCATATGAACTGCCTCGCCGCCTTCTCCGCCGACTCCTTGTTGGAGGCCCTTTTCGTCAACCACTCGTCCTTGCCTAGCCGTGCAGTGCCGACAAACGGGTTGTCGAATGCCGACCATCGTAGGCCAAATGTTTCCGTTCGGGGTTCGGCGCCGACAATCTCACCATCAGCCGTCACCTCTTGCCCTCGGTGGACAAGAAGCGTCTTCTCATGCATCTTTCTGCGTTCATCTTCGCGGAAAATCTGCTCGCACGCCGGACACTTCCAAGCTGCAGCATCGCCCGCCGCATGGACGTCTGGGGCATCTTGCCAGCCCACCAGGTGCTCACGCTCCCACGACGTCCACTGGCCGCAGTGCGGGCATGGATGATATAGCCGGCTGTCGGTCCCGCCCTTGATCTCCTGCCAGATCCGTCCATCGGGAATTGATACCGTGCATTCCATCAGGATTCGCCGCCCGAAATCGCGGAAGGCGTTTGTACGCGCCTCCATTTGTCGGATTGGGTCGGCTTCGCGCGATGTTTCGCCCGCCGTGTCGTACTTGTCAACCTCGGTCATCACGAGGTTTCGCGTAGTCGGCCCGGCGAGCCCCGCGTCCCCCTGGCCGGCCGACATGAACTTCAAGCGGGCGCCGTTGGTAAACGTGACGCTATCCTTGATTGTTCCGCCCTTTGATCCGGGACCCTTCGTTGGTAGCATGTCCGGGAAGCTCGCCTCGATCGTCGGCAGAAAATCTACCCGCCACTTTTCGTCGGCAAGTCGCATGTCGGGAATGCCGACAAACACGGTTTCTCCGAGTTCAAACAGAAGATGGCAGACGGGGATAACAAAGCCGAGGAGACTTTTTCCGTTCTGGCCAGGTCCAGTCACAGCGTGGCGATCCCACTTTCCGGACTGCAGGGCCTCAAACCATACCCGACTAACTGGGTGCCGAGAGTGGCGATACGGCCGGCCTTGGTATGGACCCGACGGAAGTCGAATGTATTTTTCCACCCAGTCAACGATCGGAGTTGGTAGCTGCGGCGCCAGAAGGCTCGGCAGCCGTCTCAGCGTTTCTCTCTCCGTCGTTGTCGCCGGGTTTCCCAATAACACTTTCTATCTTCCTCGCAAACTCTTCAACGGCTTCCCTCCACGCGTCGGCCGTCCCATTCCCGTGTTCTTTGATTTGCTGCTCGGCAAACCGTCGCAACGGCAAAAATGCCACCTCAGTCACCTGCTGGAAAAGCTCAACAGAAATCAATTGCTTCTGTCGTTCGGCCAGCTCCCATTCGAGCATTCGAGCGCGGGCGAGTCGCTGCCGCTCCATCGCCGGCGAACTGGTAGACGAATAGCATTCAGGGTCGCCCGTCGCCGACTCCGCGACGTACTCAACGAACGCCGCCACCAACGCAGACCCGAGCAACTCCCACGGAGCACCTCGCCCTCGGCTCCGCCGCTTTCCGCTGTCCGGCATCCTCGGAATGATCTGCGAACGGATGAACTCGTGCTGCTTCCCGAGCAGGTCCGCGGCGTCCTGTTTTGAGAGCCATACATCAGCCACACGCGTCCATTACTCCGTTCTTGGATTTCAACGCTTCTGTGCGCAAAAAGCGCGAAACACAGGGTGGGAAACCTGCGCCCCACCCCGCCCGGAAGGACCCGTGAACGTGCCACCCTGACGGGTGTCTCCCCCTATGTTGGTGCCCCCCTGGTCTGGGGTCCACCTGCTTGGGTGCCCCTCTATGTGGTGGCAGCTAACTCTATCGGGTGTCCTATGCACTGGGTGCCCTCCCTGCCTCGACCTTGATGACTCCGCTGACCAATGGAACGAGGTTCTGTGTCGACGTCGCGTCGTATATGCGATAGTCATACTGCCCCGCCGCATTGAACGTGGACGCAGCAGCATCGATCACGAGCGTGCTGTCGGTGTCCCCCGAGTACGACAAGGCAGGACTGTCGCCTTCCGATGACAGAGCGAATCCCGCTGTCTCAGGCTCTCCAACTGGCCAGGCAACGAGGGACAGAGTCTTGCCCGCAAGATCGATGGGCACGTCGTCCGCGTCGACTACGGCAACCGCAGCACGCAATCTGCAATGCTGGTATGCGGTCAAGTAGGTCGGATCGATGCGACCATTTGCACGAGTGATCGCCGCCGCCGGCAGCGTGTAGGTGGAGTATCCTGCGAGCCGATCAGCGATCCACTTTCCAATGGATCCGGACGTCGTCAGGGTCGTTGTCAGGGCTGACCACATCAACGCTATTAGGCCCGCCTTCTCTTCGGTTGTCAGCGAGTACCCTGTCTTCGGCACATTCACTAGCGCCGCCGACGGGAATGATCCAGTTCTCGACGCTGCATTGAGCATGTTATCGTAGAGCCACTTCCCGACGCTTCCCACTGTAGTGAGCGAGGACGTCAGCGCCGCCCACACGCCCGACACGATACTTGCCTTCTCCGCAGTGGCTATCACCACTCCCGTAGTCCCCACCTTCTGTTTCACGTCTGCCAGATCCCCAGCCCCGCCAGCCTTGGTCAGTGTGTCGATGGCTGTGATCTTCGTTGCGGTTGTCGAGGCGTCCACGGCGGCAGAAGACTGTTCCAACGCCTTAGTTTTGAACCGATCGTGGCCGGCCGAGCTCTCCACCATGCTCGCCAACGTCGCCGCGCCAATGCTCGCAGATGCCGCGTTCGTGGCTTGTTCGTCCTGATCTGCTAGTGCGAGCCGACCAAACTGGCTTGCGGTCATGCACTGGATGAGTCCCGCTGTCTGCTTTGCCCCGAGGTATGCGACGAGAGCAGAAAACAGCGTCGTAGTAACTTCATCCGAGTCTGATGGCTCGGTCAGGGTTGGGACTACCTTGTGCCCGTAGTAGATTGCCGCTCCTCCGAGGACAAGGCGTTTGTCGATCAGGGCCTGTAGGCCGGTAAAATCAGACTGAGAAGGGCTAGAGATATTTGACGCCGCCGACCACTGTCGTTTTTCAGAGGTAAGGCTGCCAACGAATCCACGGAAAGATGTAGCCGACGCATTGCCGCCCTGTGATGCCAGCCCACGCATGGCATAGATGCCGAGAGACTGAGCAATCTCCATCGCAGAGTGGCTATCTGTGGTATCCCCGGCGTTGTAAGGCCAGACACCGTAGTGCAGGTTGGCGATTGGACAATTGTCTCGTAGCAACTTCAGGTTGGCCTCCATCAGCCCAATCAACGTAGCAGCGGTGCCGCTTGACGCCGATTGGTGCGTCGGTGTGCCATGTGTGACGATGTCGTGCCCGGCTGCGGCCATCTCGTTGACTTGCGACCACGTCATGTATCCGGCAGTACCGATGTTCGAGCAGTTGAGCGCAAACGTGGCCTTGATTCCAGCGGTCTCTAATGCCGGAAAAACAGTCGTGTAGACGGAGGAATAGCCGTCATCGAAGTAGAGCACGAACGGTATCGGATAGCTTGGCACATTCGTCCACAGTCCGCCGATCTCCACGTCCATGGCTTGGCCATTAGTTGCGGTGAACGCTATGGTTATTTTCTCGATGGCCACGGAGGAGACTGCGGTACCCCACGCAGCAACTGAACCAACAGCCGTCATGCCATTGCCTCCAGCGTGCCAATATGTTCTCCATGCTGTTGTGAGCTTGGGAAAATCGGCGCTAATCGTAATCGTGTAGTACGCCGTGGCATCTGTTGCGGTTGGAAACAGCTTCACAACGCAACTAGACCACGCAGGATTGCTGCTGCGCATGGTGAGGCCGAATCCGCCATTGAACACACGCGCACCAGTTGGCTGGTAAGCCAATGTGCTGGCGGTAGCGTTGGTGCCCGTTGTCAGACGTAACGACTGGCTGCCTTGATACGGGTCATCATGGTCCGTCGTCAGTGCACCGTTACCACTAGCCAGCGTCCATCCCGCGCCTTGGCATTCGTCGACCAGGCGTTGAAACGGGTAGTAGTTGGCTCGTACCCGCTTGTTGGCTGATTTCACTTCGGTGTAGGTGTCGCCCAATACCACCTCGCACTCCTTGATGGCCAATCGCGTGACGCCCTCGATTACCGCAGTCAGCGTCACGGCCACATCATCTCCAGCCGTGTAGGTACGTGGGACCGTGCCGGTTATTAGGTAATGGCCAATGGCTAATGGCGCAACGGTAAACGTGAAAGCCGCATCCGCCACGCCATTGTGGGTCGCCGCTGCTGTTGGAAGCGAGTCCGCTGCGTTGGCACCGCCCATGGATAGCAGATGGATCGGGATTTCCCAGCGGAACGTACCGCCCGGTTTCAGATACTTCATGGTGCCACTCCTACCGGCAGCGTGCCTGTGATATCGTCAATCGTGATTCCCTTGCGGATGTTCTTCGGAATCGCCCCAGTGAACGCCGACGCCTTCACCCGCGTCTGCTGCCACCAGTATGTAGTCCCGCTCGCATTACACCCGTACACTCGCACTACCAGAGGCCCGTCAGCCGTGGGCGTGTAACTCGCGGTGACAGTTTGCCAGTCGGTGTTGTCCGCCGCCGTGCCCGATGCCAGGATGCCAGAGGCGTTCCACCTGGGATACCTCGGCGAGCAGATGGCAATGGTCGGCCTCGTGGTCATGCCCGTAGCCGAGGACTTCACGTAGAGCGTTGCCGTAATGGCCAAGCCGCTGCTGCCGTTGATTTCCCACTCCACGAAATTGTTGGCGAGGGCAGATTCGTAAGTCGATTCGTGGATGATGGCCAGTGAGACTGGCGGCGTGCCGTGCGTTCCAGCAGAGTAAGCGACGGATGCTGTTGTGCCGCCGGGTGTCCACGCCTTGAGGTAACCGGGCTGGGGCGTGCCGTTGGAGTCGGCTACGTCGTAGAGGATGACATCACCAGAGTATGGGTAGGCATAACCAATCACCTGCGTTGGCGAGTCCGGCGATATACCATATCCCCTGCACTTTCCAGATGCGTTGAATCCGTAGGTGCAGACTCCCGTAGTTCCCAGCTTGGCAACCACACTCGATCCGTAAAACTGCGATACGCAAGCAGAAATCTCCCCGGAGTTCTCGCCCTCGCTCAGGTGAAATCCGAACTGGCACCCCAAAATGCTGCCGGAATTGTTGCAGCCGATGGAGTTTTCAAAACCGTAAGTATTGCCAAACAGGAAACCGCTGTTGCGGCCATTTCTGGCCGTGTTGTAGGCGTAAACAGAGCCTGCGACTGTTCCAGAGTTCACGCCCGACTCACACGAGGAGAATACCTGATTGTTCCCAACACAGAGGCCGGAGTTTGTAATACCAACGGACCCCAATGCAACGTAGTAGCAACCTGAAACGATTCCGTCCAGCGTGTAGGAGCTACCGTTTGCAACAGCCATCCCGTAAAACGATGTTCCGCTTCCAGCGATGTTTCGCAACGAACAGGACAGGACATCGCCACTTGCAGTCGCACTCGACAGGTCGACTATCGGTGCGGTGCTTGTATTTGCGTTGCTCAACACCTTGACGTTTGATTCCACGCGATAGAGTCGCGCCGTTGGATATTTGCCAGCAGCCACGTTGGCCGACAGTTGCATCGTTCCGGCCGCGATTGCAGAGAGCGTGACACGCTGCTGATCGTAGGCAGCAGGCCCCGCATCAACCAACACGGCGTTGTCCGAGGTCGCCCAGATGTCGCTCGTCACATCATCCAGCACATTAACGGTATCGGTGCTGGTGTTGCTATGCCCTGTCCAAATCTGGATCGTCCCCGTCCCATCCGTGGTCAGGTCGATTGCCGCGCCGCCCGACGTGTAGGCCGCTTGCAGCGTGTTCGTGCCGACGTTCCGAGCGTAATACATCCGGTCTTCTTGAAGCGGAGCGGGCAAAGTCCCGCCGACCGAACGGCAACAGAACGGCGTATCGTTGGCGATTCCGTGCGAAGTCTTGGTGAGCGTGTCCGCCGATGCCGAGCCGGTCCAGGGCGTCAGAAGCGTGCCGTAGACTCGGACGTAGTCGCGGGTGGGTTTCTTGCGTCTGAGATCGAACCTCAGGTATTGGCCGGTGATCTTGCCCGCGTTGGTGCCGAGGAACTCGATCACGCCGCTGTTGGCCGCACGCAATTGCGTGGTTTGGATCAGGCCCGAAGCGGTGACGTTGGCGACGGTAGTCGTGCCGGTGGCAGTGCCGTACGGATCGTAAATACCAGTAACATTCCCGGTGCTGTTGTTCCAACGATTAGGCGTCCCGCTGCCCAGAAGAGTACTCAGATACCACTGATTGTTTGAGGATCGCCACAAAAAATAGTTATCACTGCCTCGCTGATAATATGGCGAGATTCCTAAGTACACTCCAGCCGGTGCTCCAAGCCCCTTACATGTATACACCCCCGTCGCATCCGGCGACAACGTACCCGTCACCTGAACCTGATTGTAGTACAGTCCTCCCGCGAAACCTTCATCATTCGCCACGAGCCAGTTGTAATCCGCGTTCGTGGTCCCGGCGATGTTGCACGCGGCCTTGATGGGCAGACGCCCCGAGAACGCCGACGAGCCCAACACCAACGCACACGGATGGCCGGAGGTGCCCGAGAGCGTGATTCCAGCAATGCCGGTTGTCCATGAGGAAGTGTCGACGTCCCACTTGAGAATCTGGTCGCCGGCAATCGTGATCGAATCACCATCCGCAATCGCCCCGCCGCCGTTCCAATTGGCGGCAGTTGATCCAGCGAGTACGCCGGTGCCTACGAGGGTGCGAGCAGCGGCATAGCACTGCGAGGCGATTAGGCAGATGACGAGGGTGAGCGGTAGGGTGAGACGTTTCATGTGGTCTCCTGCGTAGGCTTATTCCGTCGCACATCACAAGTCCGGATGACCTGCATCATGTCCTCGGACTGCTTGCGTAGCTGTCCGACAAGCTCCTTGACGTTCGCAGCGTGAGCCTCGCGTTCCTTCTGCATCTCATCTTGGAACGCCGCTCGAGCGGACGCGATCTCTTTGTCCTTCTCGGGCAATGCGGATGAGATCATGTACCGACACAGCCATGCCATGAAACCAAGGCTGCCGAGACTTACAAGGACCTTCTCGGCGGACTTTTCCAGGTCGCCTGCCTCGCTCGTCGTCGTGGTCGTCTGGCCGATCAGCACAGCCCGGGACGTTGGCTCATTCGCGAAGGCTACCATCACGCCACACAGAACAACCGCAATCAAGAGAACAAGTGACTTCATAGTTGGCCTTTTCGCGATCACAATGAAGAAAAGCCGGGCGACCAGGGAAGGGTGGTCGCCCGGCGCGGTGACATGCTTAACGTCGCCGGACAAAGAGCCGGCCGACAGCTTTGGCCACCGGCTTATGCGGGCGATTTTTGATGGCCTCGCCAAGCCGGCCGATACCCTGGACTGCTTTGCCGACGCCGGCCGCTACGCCCGCGAGGATTCGCCGCAGAGGCTTTCTGGCTTCAGCCTGAGAATTACCGGAGTCACAAGAGCTGCAAGCGTCCACTGCAACAGCCGGCACGGCCGGTTCGACCAGGGGGGCCGGGGGCGGCGGTACGACAATTTCGACGGCCGGGGCGGGTGTAGGCACAACAACAGGAGCCGGCGGAGCGATGGGCTTGTCCGGCTTCGACCAGGGCCACGTCTTCGCTTGTTCGACGGGCTTGGATTGCTCGACAGCTGGGGCAGCCGGCAACTCACAAACGCCTCCCGCACAACTCTGGCAGCCTCCGGTCGCTCGCCCTCGGGCCTCGGCAGCCGGAGTCCAAGCGTAAATCACGATGGCACACAGACACAGAATCAAGGATCTCATTGAAAGGTCTCCAAAAAAGTGAAAAGGGAAACGGAAAACGCTTAGACATGGGCCAGCCACGGCTTGGCCAGGTGCAACAGGTCGCCCTTGGCTTGTGGGTCCTGGTCGTAGCCATGACTTGCAAGCCACTCATTTGCGGCCTTTGTAACTGTGGCAACGGGCCTCGCGAGCCATCCGGGCTCGGCCAGCCGGTTCAATAACGCCGTCGTGAACGCCCCGCAGTACCGCCCGTCGATGAACGCGTCGGCCGACGTCTGCTCGCTCTTGCATCCGGCCAGCAGCACGCCATGGAGATGCTGGATGGCCCGGGCTAGCCCATACGGCTGAAGTTTTGCCTCGGCGGCCGTAGCGTTGCGCCATGCGATGTCCGGCGGAACTGGCATTGATCGCGGAGTCCGATAATCTTCGGGATTGCGCCCGCACGGACAGAACGGTGCGCGGGCCAAGCTTCCGGAGTGGCAAGAATCCGACACCCAGGTGAAGCTCACGCCGGCTGGGATGTTGGCAAAAATCGTGGCGAAGTCGGTGTCCAACAAAGCTCGCTCGGGCGACCAGTCGAAATCGACGGGGCAGATGCAGTCGTGCAGGGAACCCGCTTCGCCGCTGCACGATCGAGTCGCCATCTGTGCGCCGTGGCCCGAGTAATGAAAGAACAGCGAGTCACCGGCCTGGTCGAAGTCAACGAGCCACTGGAGCCGCTCGCGGATGGCGTCGGTCGTCGCCCGCTTGTCCGTCAGTAGGCGAATGTCGCTGCGATTCCATCCCAGTTTCTCGACCAGGTGGGTGGCCATCGCCTCGATGTCATTGAGGCAGCCACGGAGCGGCGCGCCGGGGTATTGGTTGATTCCAACTAAGAGGGCTTTGCGTGTCATGATTCACCTCAATTCGTTTAGCCAACCATCGCCACCGGAACGCTTCCGGTGATCGCACAATGCGTGACGGCCATCACAATGTCAGAAAGGTAGGCATCCTTTTTGCCGTTGAACGGGAGGGCTGCATGCTGCGCGGCGATCGTGAGGGCAACTCCGCCCTTCAGTTCAGCGACCATCCGGCCGTTGGTGGAAATCCGCAATCCGATGAACTTTTCGCCGTCGGTGATTTCTTCGAGGACGTACATCGTTCCACCTCAATTCGCGTTCTGGTATTGGGCGATGACCTTCGCGACGGTTTTCTGCCGGAGCCGTGCGAGATCAACCACGGTCCCACGCTGCTTCGCATTGGCCTCTCGATCGGACACGCCAACCGAGACGCAAGCAAACGATCCTGACGGTTGGGCTTTGGCTTCCGTCAACGTGTCGAATCCGTCCGTGCCATAATCACTACCCCACGAATTTCTGAACTCGACGCCATATTTGCCGTTGCCGAGGTCGACTGGCCCGGTGATCATTACTTGGTGCTCCCACCAGTCGAGGCCGATGGACACAGGCAACCGAAGCAACGCGGCCGTCATCACGGCATCAAATTCGCCGTCATCGATATTCGCCCACGCGGCAGTGATTTTGTGGTTGGCACAGTCGGCCTCCCAACCAGCAGCCCATCGGCGCGGACTGCGACTGTTTGGCGCGTCCATGAAATCCGCCCGGCATGCGCCAACACTAGCGAGCCGGTCGAGGGCGTCTTGCCCCCATCCGCCATCGTTGCGCCAGTTTTTAATCGGTCCAGCAACCGACTCGGGCGACAATTCCACGAAGGGCTGACCCTGTAGGGCTCGAATCGCCTCGACGCATGAAACGGAGGCGTAGGCCCAGCAGTAGTTCAACCCGTCCTGATTCTTCGCAGGGATCTTCGCCGCTCGGATCAGATCGCCCAGGAAGGTTCCACGGCCCTCGGCGATAAGCGTTTTCCATTGTGAGCGAGGAATCAACGGATACGACGCCGAAAACTTTGGCCACTTGGCGATCGCCGCGGCCGTCGGCTTGATAAATCCCCTGCCGTGCAGTTCCTTCGGCGGCGGGTTCGCTCGAATCCCAGCCAGCTTCTCCAATGCGGTAATTGCCGCGGCGGAATCGGCGGGCAACTCGATGCGCGTGATCAAACCGGCCTCACCCGCCTGGACGACGATCCCGGGTTTTCCGGTCGACGCTGCAACGAGCGGTTGCCACCTGGCGTCCGTCTCACTCGCCGTTGTGGTCACTGGCCATATCCGCATTTCAGGCGTCCCGTCGGCCGCGGTCAGGCAATTCTTGCTGCACCAATCACGCAGCCCGCCGGCGAGGCAGGACGCGATCATCTGCCGCTGAGCCTCGGGCATTTCAAAGAGGGCAGAATTGTCGACAAACAAGGCGACGCGAACCTTTTGCGGAGTCGGGGGAACGGGCGGCTCGGGGGGAAGCGGAGGCTTTGGCGGCACCGGCGGCAATGGCCCGGGCCCAGGAGCCCCGCCAGAAACCGCCGGCGAAAACCACTCATTTCGCCCGAGGGCGCCGATCCAGGTAATACTCCCCGAGGCGTCCACCGTAAACCGCATGGAAATTGTCGACTCGTCGTTGAGCGTAACGGTCGACGTCGAGCCATCCTTGATTGTCAGGTCGGCGGCGATCGCCGGCGCCGCAGCCGCCAGCATTATCAAAACCAGAATCGCCCGTTTCATGGCGAAACCTCCTAGAGATAGGGTTGGTGACTTGAAAGACGGCCGGGGGCGGGATTGCTCGAGCCCCCGGCCTAGATCCCGTTTCCGAGACCGAAGACTACTTCTTCGCAGGGAACAAGCCCTGGATCATCGCGATCAGGCCGGCGATGCTCTGGATGAACTGCGGGTTGCTCAGGGCATTCACGAAGAGCGTGGCGATCGTGCCGTCACCGATCTTGCGATCGATCTCTTCCTTTTCAACGCCGAAGAACAACGGCGCGAATTGGATCAAGAGCGGGAGCAACTTGGCGAGCAGCTCTTTCAACTTGCCGTCGCCAATCTTCTTCGCGTCCGGCTCGCCAATCGCCTCGGCGATCGCGGTACGCAACACCTCCCGGGTTTCCTCGGGAATCAGGGCAAATTCTTTCTCGGTAACCATGTCGAAACTCCTTCGGTCTGAAAACTGGAACACAAACATTTGCATGACACGTCCCATCGTATCACGCCAGAAATTTTGTCAATGCCGAACAGTTTGGGCAATTTAGAGAGGACGCAAAACTTGCTCATCGCCCGGATGAAATAACTCCACGCCGGCTGCAAATCTCTCGCGCAAGATCTCGATTTTGCCCAACGATCCGGGACGCGCCTCGGTTGGTTCTGTGCATTCCGCCGGCCGATACGCCACGACGCCGAGCGCCGCAACCTCGAGCGCGTTTTCCGGACGGAACCCGACGACGAGCTGCCACCTTTTACGCATTGCGGGGCCTCTCGCTCCGCGCGCAACGGTCCGCGGCCAATCCGGCGGGACGACCCTTTGCTCAACGGCCATCGCGCAAAAGCGATGCCACAGCGTCTCGATTGCTTCTTGTGATTCGCTTTCACGTGCCGGTTTTCGAGCCATAATATTTCCCGGGAAATGGATCCGCCGGCGATCGACGGATGCGTCATGGTTCGGAATTGTCCTCGGCCTGGACTCGGTCCGTCGCAAGATAACGCTTCAAATTGCGGATGAACGCGCTCGGATCGCACAGCTTGCGCAGGTAATTGAGGGGTACCTCGTCGACGGGTTGCCCTTGAAACTGCCCGAATGGCATCAGGGCCTGGCCAAATGCCCTCGCCTGCAGGTCCGTCATTAGATCCACGGATGGCTTGGCCGGCGGCTTTGGGGTCGGAAGGATCTTCTTGAGTTCCTCCCAAAACACGCCCTGGTCGACGGCAGGCACGCGGCCGACCTCTTCGATCACCAAGCCGGCGACAACTCGAGCGCGCTCCCGAGCGTCCCTGCGATTGCATACGATAGCATCATCCATGTGGTTTCACTCCTGGCGCTAACTCCCATAGTTTCTGGAATCGCCCCGCGGCGGTCCGCAGGGCCTTCCCTGGAACCTCGCGCAACATGCCCTCCTGGGACAATTCCCAGCGTTTTCGCTTTGCCGTTGCGGCATTCTTCTGTAACACGTCCTCCATCCACCACGCCAACTGGGCATCGGTCAACGGCCCGTGATATTGAAACACCCTCAGTACCAGCAGGCGGATGTTCGTGCGGACCACGGCAAGCCCTCCTACGATTTCACGGCTGGCGTGTCATTCCATTCGCGGCCGTCCAGCAGTCGATTATTCTTCCGCCTGTCTGCACGGCGATATACGACTCCATCCAGTTCGGGGCTGTACCATTCGCCTCGCTGGATGTGATCCGCGAGCCCGCCGGGAAAGATGTGTCCATCGACGAGCGAGCCATCCTGACCATTCCAGAATGGCGGTTGGCCGTCCTGCTCGTATGGAATCCACGATCCCCACTGCTTGAAAAAGAAAGGGACACCGGCCGCGTGACACTGATCCCGAACCGAGCGTGCCCAATCCGGGTGCATTGGCCGCGCACCAGGGCCCGACTCTCCGCCGGCGATTATCCAGTCGATCGGAGAATGGCGATTTTGTCGGCAACGGCGTTCAGCCTCGCCCGCCTCCACACCGGGGTTCCACAAAAAGTCCATCCGCGGCCCAAGCTGATCTGATGTTCCGCACCCTGGGCATACCGCCTCTTCGTTCTCATCCTCGTCGGTAATGTCCGTGCGAAACCCAATCCAATTGCAGGCGCTGCACCTATGCGTATGAATATGTTCAAGAAGGTCAACCGGCCCAAGCAACGGCTCCATCGACAGAAACCGCACTGCCGCGGGACATTTCAGAAGCCACGGGATCCGCTCGTCGGCCGCATGCTGATTTTCGACGGACGTTCCGAGCCATACGTTAGGCAGCGGCCACGGGCACACCAGGCTGGAGTCTCCGAGGTTTTGCGCGCGAGACGGAACGTCCGGGTAGTACTTCGCCTTCAGCTGCAGCAACCTCTCCGTAAACCAGGCGGGGTCGTCGCGCATTTCACAAGAGTCGTGATCCTGCCCCGGGTGCAGCAGTTCGTCGAACAAATACCCGGGCTTGCCGATCCAATAACCACGCGCCTTCTGTTTGAGGTGCTCGGTAAACCATTCCGCCATTCGGTGCGGCCGCTTGGTCAATACAAGAAACGTGTGTTGAAAGCTAATGGCCATCACAGCAAACACCCTGTCGATCCACTCGAACGGCACGTCCCTATGGAACAAATCGCCCATCAAACTGGCCGCGATCCTCCGTGGTTTTGTCCAGCGGAGAGGGATCTCGAGCCGGTCGTCGTGAAACGTCACTCGAAAAGGATCATAGTCGAGATAGCCAGTCCGCCCCGCCAGTCGCTTCGACATTCGCTTGGCCCAGCAGTTGTCGCAACCCGCGCTGATCGCAGTGCATCCCGTGATCGGATTCCAGGTCGCGTCACACCATTCGATTTTCGTCTTAGCGCCCATTGTGAACAATCTCCTTGCGCTCTCAATAATCCAGTCCGAGAATCGCCTGCGCCTGTTTCTTTTCGCCGGCGCCGGGCCCGATCAGGCTCGGCCAACCGGCCTCGCGCCAAAGCCGGTAGACCTCCGACGCCCAGCGCCAACGGGCCTGATCGTCGTCTGGGTCGGCGCACACGACGCCAAATCCATGTTCACCGTAATAGAAACCCGTTTTCTTGTGCTCACTCATGGCACATCTCCTTTCGTTATGCCTTGCGACTCAACTGAGAAAACCGCTCCAGGAAGTGCCACCTAGCGTTGCGGGGCGTCATACAGGCCAGCAGGGTATCGTACGGCGTCACGCCGGCGAGATCCGTCCACTCGGGCTGATCCTCATCAAATAGGTTATCCCGTTCGGTGGCGAGGGCGCGCAAGTCCGCCGTCTCGACTTCAGTCGGCATTGGCCACACCAGCCCAAATTTCCGCGCGATGACCCTGAGGATTCGTGATTCGGAAACACGAATCTGGGAGTAGTCTGGCTCACCGTCCCCCCATTCCTCGCCACAGAACACGAACAAACGTGCCTTGATCGGCCGAACGATGTCCGATATGTACGCCTCCGCGGCATCGTGCATCAGACCCCAGAGCGCAAACTCCGGCGCCACGTTGGAGGCCACCAGCAGCGAATGCTCGGCGACCGAGTAGTACATACCGCAATGCCCGTTAAACCGGCACTGGTGTGCCAGCGAATGGGCAATGTCCTCGATGTCGACATCCTCCGGCCGTGGGTCGAACGGCCGAAACCGCTTGTTCGTGTACGTCCCCACCCAAACGTCATGCAGCTTCGACATGTTCAACGTCCTTCGGCGCGTCGAACCCGATGCGAACCTTGTCGCCCCGGATTTCAACGATCGTCAACGTGATCCCGCCATCGATCTCAATCCGCTCGTTCGGCTTCCGTGATAACACCAACATCGTCGAATCCTTTCAAAGGTTTGTTCTTGCAAAATGTCCCTGGGGCCGGGAGTCCATTCTCCCGGCCCCGAAAAATGCCTCTTCGTATCACGGCCTCCCGTAGTAGACCGGAATGGCCGGCTTGTTCTCGATCTCACCCAAGGCTGCTACCAGCCGCTCGTGGATGCTGGCCTGCGCAAGGTCAACCACGCGCTCGAGGGTGTCCGGCAGGGGAAGGAGCTGCAGGCGTTGGTTGCAAGTGTCGATCTCGACGGCACACTTGACGAGGTACTCTTTTTGTTCGCCCATCTGCTGGTACACAGGGACGGGGACATTGAGTTCATCGGGTAAGTCGCCGATTCCCTGCACCTTCGCGACGACGGACTTGGCCAGGCGGTTCATGCCATGCTGGACATCTCCGCTGCCTTCATTTCCTGCGGACCACTCCAGCTTGCGAAACTGCGCGACGACCGCGACGTTATCCAGGCCGAGCTCGATCCGAAGAAGCCGGACAAAAGCAGCTTGGTCAAAGCAGGGCTTCTTGGCGGCCAGGTTCTGTAGCGTCACCAGGCGTTCAGACCACGTCAACGGGAATGTAACGCGTTCGCGACGATCGGCATCGTCAACGAGCAGGACGACGCCTGTATTGTCATGCCACACGACCGGAGCTTGGTTGTCTGGGCGCCGGGCATAGAGGATCAGGTCGACCAAGCTGTGGACGGTGTGGTTTCTCGCGCTGGGTGGGACTGTAAACTCCTTGATTTCGGTCCCGTGCTGGTAAAACGCCTTTCTGCCTCCGGCGCTCAACTCCGGCAACAGCGTCGCCGACTGAGCTTCACGGGATGTCTGTTGGATCAATTCGAGAGCTGCTCTTAACACGTTATTTCTCCGAAAAATGGTTGAAGGGAAATGGTTTGCCCTAGTCGTCGCCGAGTAGGGTCGTTTGACGATGATCGCGCGGGCTGTCGGGATTGAAGATCAGGTCGCCCGAGTTCTGGACGCCGAAGTCGACCTCTCGGGTCTCCCAGTCGGGAATCTTCACCCGGCACTGAAAGACGCCCTTGGCACCGTCACAGTCGATCGTGTTGCCGTCGATCTGCGGGACCGGCGTCAGGGCGAGTTGCAGGACCACCTTGCGGGCCCGCTTATCGCCTGGCCGCTCCATGCAGTCGCGAACGGCCCGCTGCACCGCGTTCTGGAAGGTCTCCAGGGCGGCGCCGCCGTCCAGGCTCTTGATGGTTTCGAGACTCAGTCTTTGCAGTCCCACAATCGCTCTCCTTCGTTAGGGTTTGAGTGGTTCAGTCAGAAGGTCTAATTGTTGGTCGGCGTCACGGATCAACGGGAATCGCGACGCCTCAGCGCTGAGCCGGCGAACCGCCACGTCGAAGTTGGCTCGGTCGATCTCGCATCCGATGAACCGCCGCCCGGTCCGAAGGCATGCCACGCCCGTGGTGCCCGACCCGGCGAAGGGATCGAGAATCAGGCCGCCGGGACGGATCGTGGAAACCAGATCTTCCATCAGCGCGGTCGGCTTGCCGGTCATATGGTGCTTGTCCCGCTGCAACACCGGATGGTGGTAACAGCCGGGCCAGGGACCACCATGGGCGTCGGCCTCCGAAACGCCGGCGGTCCCAAAGACCAGGTATTCGCACTGGTGGCGATGATAGCCGGTGTGCGGAGCCCGGGCCGACGGCCCCTTGTCCCACGATATGATCCCGCGCCATACAAAGCCGCCGGCCTGGATGGCGTCGCTCGCCAATGGCAATTGGCGCCAATCGGAGAACACGAGACACTTGCCGGACGGTCGAACGCAGCGCCGGGCCTCGGAAAGCCACAGGGCACACCAGTAGCACCACGAACGGCCGTCTCGGTTGTCGCCAGCGAACGATGCGCGGATGATCTCGGTGCCCGTCGACACGTATTTGCGGGCCGGGTCGTCCGTCCGGTCGCCGCGGGTAAACCCTCCGGACGAATAGGGCGGGTCGGCGATGACGGCGTCGATCGAGGCGTCCGGGATGCCCGGCAATACCTCGAGCGCTTCACCGAGATACAGGCTCGCAGATCCATCGTCGGATTTCCAATCGGGCTCGCGCATCTTCCTTGACTCCGCCTACCGCTTGGGCGCCTTGGCTCGGGAGATCTCCTTGGGCATAGGGATGCCATCGGGTGCGCCATCCTCCGTGCTTGGCATCGCGCGCATGAGCACGGCGATCAGGTCACTCTTTGAACACTTCTTGATGGTTTCCCAGGAATCAACCTCATCCTGGCTGATCGCGGAGAGGTGGTCGGCCAGCTTCACTTCCCCCGCAATGGCCAGTAGCTGCGCCTTGCTGTGGAGATTCCAATACCCCTCGGGCGCCGCGATCCGGCCGGCCGTCCATTCGGACTCTAAATCGATTTTCAAGAACGCGACGATCTGCAGCAACTCCTCGGCCGGAACTTTGTAGACCGGTCCGGCTTCCTTGGTCCAAAACAGCCTCTCGACTATGGAAGCCAGGACGCGATCGCATTCGTGATCTTGAAGGCTGAGCAGCTCTTTGCAGGGGTCCTTGAAGCGCTTCGAGCCGGCCGCCCGTAAGGCTTCCCGGAGATCGCCGTCATAGAGCGCCCCGGTCCATTGAGTCAGGGCCAACGACGCAAGCCGCATCAGATCCTCGGCTGAGGCGACCGCCAGGTTGTCGGAAACCATCTTTCGGCAGGCCACCAGCTTCCATCCCCACAGACGAGAATCGAAGTCCTTGCCCATCGGCTCGACACGTCGATCGAGCTCCTCGGCCGGAGCCGGATCCGTTTCTCCGCCGTCATCCGCGACGTCGGGGTGATCATCTTCAGCTTCACCACCAGCAATCTCCGTCACGGCTTGCTCGGAACCGACCTCGCCTCCGGAATGAGGAAGAGACTCTTGCTCCGTTTCGGCATCAGTCGAGTCGCTGGTACCGCGCACCGCACGTGGGATAATCCACGATTCCCATTCCGCCACGGTCGGCGCCTCGCCGTCCTCCAGATTCTCTGTAAACGCCGTTTCGATGGCCGCCAATGCCGCAGGGTCATCCTTATACGGCAGGACCGCCCGGGCGTGACGCTCGGTGATTTCCCGGGAAATGACCCGCCCTTGCCAGGACTCGGGCAAGCCCAGCAGACGCAGGCGATTCGAGACCGTCGACTGCGCCACGCCGAGCAGCTCGGCCAGGTCGGTCGGACCCGTCGCGTCGCCGTTGTCCAACATCATCTGATAGGATCTGGCGACCTCGACCGCCGAAAGATCCTGCCGGCGAGTGTTTTCGTGCAGGGCGACCATCCGGGCGTCCCGATCCGAGCACTCGCAGATCTGAGCCCGGATTTCGACGTTCGCCCTCTTGGCCGCCCGCCATCGCCGCTCGCCGCAGAGCAACTGATACGCGAATGGGCCCGCCGCACGCCGGACCAGGATCGGCTGCAGTTGCACGCCGGCCGCCATGTCGGACGCCAACGTGTTGGCCTCGGCGGCGTCGAAATGGCAGCGCGGTTGCCATGGGTTTCGCTCGATGCCCGCCGGATCGAGCATTTCGACGCCGTGCATCGTGATCTTCACGCCTGCAGGTCGGCCAGTAGTTGCGCCGTGCTGGGCTGCAGGTTCGCTGGCCGCGCCGCCCGCCTGCGTCTTCTTCGGTCTGCCTTTTTTCGCCATCGCTGGATCCTCCGTTTGTGCAAAGCTTTTCTCGATCGATTCGTCCGGCTGCCCGCCCGCCGCGAGTGTTTTCGATGCCTGCGGGTTCTCATTCGCTGCCTCTTGCCTCTCCCTTGATCGCTTCTCTTAACCCGCGCCGGAAGTTGACCGCAAACTCGCGATCGACCGGGATCGCTCCGCGGGCGATCGCCTGCTGCCGTTTGTAGGCCGTCAGGTCGTAGTGCGGAAATGCCGGCTTTGCCTGGAACCAGTTCCGCGATAGTCCGATCAGGCCGGCCATTTCGTGCAATTCCGCCACGTCGCCGAACATGTGGCATGCCCTCGCGTAGGGCCAGTTGGCCTTGGGCTGTGTCGGGAACAAGTCGTCGACGTAGACGCTCATGCTCGCACCTCGTCGCGTGACTCATCCGCCTGGGCGGTCTCGACAGTGAGCCCTGCCCAAGCGGCGCCAAGATCGCGGATTACCTTGCCCAAGAGGACACCGGCCTCTGGGACAAACGGCACGCTCCGCTCCCATATTCGCCGCGTCAGTGTGAACGCAAACATTCCGACGCGGGTTCCTTTCACGTCCGCTGCTTCGAGGGACGTCGCGTATAGAGCCGTTGCAAGGGTCAGAAGCAGGTCTGCCTCGGTCGCGCCCATGACGGGAGCGGCGCTGCCAAGTTGCCGGCGATGCCACTTCACCATCGACGGAGGATAAGACAGGTCCTTCAGCGTCAACGGCTTGAAGATCCCGTGCTGCAATCCGCCTGGAGGCAGCGGGGCGATCGGGCGTTGGCGGGCCTCCGCCAGAATCGGCGATCCTTCGTAGAGGGCTGCACCCAAGCTGCTCGGCTCTCGATGGCTCGAATCAAATCGCGGGTCCGGCCCCGAACCGGAACCGGTTCCGGTAAATTCTTCTAGAGAACTTAACGGAGAACTTCTTTCCTTAGTATGACGGCACGTGGTGCCGGGGGGGCGGTCTATTGTGCCATGGCCCCGGCACGTGGTGCCGGGGGGGCGGTCTATTGTGCCTCCGGCTACCGAGCCGCGTAGTATCGACCGAATGCCATCCCAGTCGATCAAATAGGAGTTTTCCTCTTGCGATCCATTGCGAGAACGCCGGCTCTCGACAATGACAAAGCCCAGTCTCTCGGCCATCTCAACCGTTTTGCGGACCTTTCGCTCACTGCAGCAAAGCCACGCGGGGCGTTCCCCCAGGGCCTTTTGGCTCTTGGTGAATACCCCTTCCGTGCCCCCGTGGGTGAAATCAAACACCATTCGCACGAATCGAGAGAGATACAGATCGCACTTCGATCCGATGCGACTCAGAGCCAAGGACACGTCGTTCCATTTGCCGGCGTGCGCCGCCTCGGCTTCCGAGAAGGGCAATTCCGATTGCCTTTGGTGATTCCGTTCGCCCATCGATCCGACTCCGTTACCGCATGTGACTATCTTCCGAACCAGGTCGTTTTCCCGGATTGAACGCGATCAAAGAACTCTCTCAACCCCGGCGACGGACAGTAACTTACACTCCACAACCCCCACCCTATTCTCCATGTCCGTTTTCCGTTCCATGTTCCGCGAAATAGAAACGGTTTCCACGTCCATCGCTTGCCGTCATGTGATCTTTGGTCCTGTTCGAAAACGAGGATCATCTATGCCGCCTCCGCAATCGTCTCGCACAGTGCCCTGGCAACCGGCGGGCAAACCGCATTCCCCACCTGCCGGACTTGGTCCGCGCGCGTGCCGTGCAGGTAGTAACCCTCGGGGAATCCCTGGGCCCGGGCGAGTTCGTCAGGCTCCAGCATCCGGAAACCAATGTCGTAGACACCCAATTCACGCATGGTCTTGAGGAGCGAGGCCATTGCCGGGCTGATGTCGCCGCTAAGTTCCGGCGGGCAGGAGTCTCTAAGCAACCACGCCTGGCACAACCCAAACCGGTCGCGCGTCGTCACGGTGTCGATCGGCTCGCCAAGTGACTCAGCGCCGCCGGTCCCGTAGTATTTCGCCAGGAACGGCGTCACGATGCCATGCTCGCCGCGGTTGGCCGTGGTAATGGTCGGGAATGGCTGCGAAATAGACCGCTCGCGCCCCCCATGCGTCAGGGTCTGGATAAATGGCATTATGAGCTGTCCGGGCCCATGATTCGCCGTAACCGTTCCCAGGGGCTCCTCGATCGACGCGGGCGGCTTGTCCTTGTGGCAATCGTAGAAGCCTTGGCGCGGCAGGAAGAACGGCATGGCCAACGCTCCAGCCCCATGGCCGGTCACCGTCGGAGTCGGTTCGCTGATCGAGTGGGTTCGTGGGTCCTGACCGTGGCGCTCACCAAAGTTGGGGACCAGATATGGAACCATGATCGCGTGGTTATCGCGTGCAGCCATGATCGTCGGAACGGGCGTATCGATTCCTTTGGTGAGCCCAGGCTGGCACCCTCTCGCCTTGAATTGAAACGGAACCGCCAACGCCTGATGTTCCGCGCCGGCCGTCACGGTGGCGAGTGGCTCCGCGACAGTCCGACCGTCCATGTTTCGGCGCAGCACCACAACGAATGGTTCCGGTTGGCCAACGAACTTCCGCAATCCGAGTTCGATTCGTCGCAGCGTCTTTTCGGCGAGCGGACGCTTTCGGCCGAAAATCGACGGACAAGGTTTGGCCCAGTCGATAATCTCAAAAGCCGGCCGCCATGCCCCGGCATGCGACGGCTCGGGCCATGCGATCGACCGGCCGCGTTTGCGGTAGATGTCGTCCCGTACCGCGTGGATGAATAGGCGCAGGCGTTTGGTTGCCGCGCCGAAGTCCGCCGCGTTCAGGATTTGGTGATCGATCACGTAGCCGATCGCCTCCAGCGACTTGATCCACTGGCGGAAGATCTCGCCCTTCTTGGCCTTGACCGGCCTGCAGGCCGCATCGAGTGGACCCCAGTCGCGGAACTCCCGGACATTCTCAATCAGAATGTCCGCCGGCCGCTTGGCCTCGGCCCAAACGCATACGTGCCACGGAGTCGCACGTTTCTGATCGTCGATCGGCCGCCCGCCTCGGGCAATGCTGTGATGCGTGCATTCGGGCGATGCGAGCAAGAGATCCAACTCGGGCAGCGTCTTATCGTTCCTCGGATCCACGTCGTCGATCCTGGCGCAAATGTGCCGCGTTTCCGGGTGGTTTCTCTCGTGGGTGAAAATGGCAGTCCGCCAGTGGTTGATGGCGAGTGCCACGCGCACGCGGCCGGTTGACTCGGCGCCGGTCGTGAAACCGCCTCCGCCACAGAACAGGTCCGCAGCCTGCAAAAGTCGCTTCCTTGTCCTCGCCATTGTGGCGTCCTTTCCGTTATTGCGTTACAAGTTCCTTCGTGCTGCCTTGATTGCTGGTGGCATAGCTCGGGCCATTCAGAATCAGCACTTCTGGGGCCTCGCACGGTCCGGATCCACGCCGGTTCTGAACGTGCAAATTCTTGTTCATCACGCAATCGACGTGAGTCCATCGACTGCGAGAATATAGGGAGGTAAGACGTGGGTGGTCGTAGTAGCTCACCACAACGCGGGCCCGCGTGAATCGGCTCAATTGTCCGGCCAGTCTCGCGTGTTCGTCCTGGTCGGCGAGAAATCCGGCCAATTCGTCAAAGTCGTGCAGGTACCCGCCGTCGCCATCGCCGCTCCTCGTTGAATGCAGGTATGGGGGATCGCAGTAGATCGCAATGCCGGGGTCATCAGGGATCGACGGCAACACGTCGAACGCGTCGCGGTTGAGGATTACGACGTTTCGGATCCGCTCGTGCCAGGCTGGGATACTCTCGATTGCTTTGCGGAATCGCACGGTGGGCGAACCTCCGCCGGCTGTCCATCGGACGGCGATCTGGAAGCTCATTCGTCGGGATCCGCTGGTGCCATTGCGAGCGCACCACGAGTGAATGAAGAACCAATAGGCTCGGTCGACGTCCGCCGTGCATTCAGCGAAATTGCGCCGGGCCAGATGCTCCTTCGATTCGGACAATACCGACTCACAGAACAGAGTCCGCGTCAGGCGTTCATAGAGTTCGACAGCCAGGCTTTCATCTTGAAGAACCCACGCCAGATTCGTTAGATGCCCGTGCAAATCGCAGACGGTCTCCTGTTTCGCTGGCTCTTTGGCCAGCAAGACCGCCATACTGCCACAAAATGGCTCGAAGTAGCTGGCGTGCGATCCGAGTTCGGCGACGATCCGAGGAGCGAGCGTCCTTTTCGATCCAAACCACGGGGCGATCGCGGTGATTTTCATGTCGGCCATCGTGGCACTCCTTTCTCCGTTGACTCATTCAAACGAGACGCTCGCGCGGGTTCCGTCGCGCTCGATGTAGAAGGCTCGTATTCCGGCCTGGAACATGAGCATGAACAACGGCTTGGCCGCTTCGCGCAGGGCCTGTTGCGTAACGCCGAAACGTTCGTCAATGGCGGCGTTTAGCTCGGCGTCGTTCATCGTGTCCACCGGGGTTTTTGGATTGTCTGGAGCCACAACCATCATTTGCCTCATCGCTCAGTACCGGATGTCATCGTCGATCGGATTCGTGGCCTCGATCTTCCCGATGATGACCTCGATCCAATCGCGGAGATCAGCGGGCAATTCCGGGACGGAATCGAATGCGGTCGTGAGCAGGTGGTACGCAAGCTCGTCAACAACCGGAATCGCCCCGCGGCAGCACATCCGCACGGCGGGCGCGGCGGCAACGCACGCCAGACATGCAGCACGCAACGCCACGCAATGGGCCGGGGCCAGTTCGCCGACGCGATCGAGCATTTCCTCAATCTGGCGACCGTACATCCGCAAACGCATTCGCTGTAGGTCCGACAACGCCACCGTCATTGGCTCGCCTCCTCTGAATGATCGCCAATCCGCATATCCCCGCGGCAGTGCTTTGGCCAACACGATTCCATGGCGTGCGCGAGCTGCTCGACTGTGACCGGCAGGGTGTGCCCGCACGACTCGCAGTGGAGCGTGGTTCCGTGTGGGTAGATCAGCCGGACCTGCTCGACGTAGATCTCGTGGAGAGCACCTCCAAGCAGTTCGTCGGCTATCGCCTGCGGAAAATCTTCAACGGTCAAGCTCATGTGAACTCCCTTTCAAGAAGTGACATCCGGGGCGAGCGTACCAGTGATCGGACTGCCAGCCGGGCGCATGCGCTCGAGGTGATCCACACGGCTTTCCAGCATCAAGACACGGCCGAGCATCCCGTGGAACGCCTCAGTCAAGGCGTGATGATCGGCTGTGAGTGCTTCAAAGTTCATTGATCGTTCCACTTCCATGATGGCTAACTCCTATCCGTCGTAATGCTCGTCCAGTATCTCCCGCATGCAGTCGCGAGCGGTCCCGGCAAAAGGCCCCCATGCGCCACGCAGTAGGGTCAAAATGTCCGCCTGGCTGGTTCCGTCCAGGCCGACCCCTCCGGAGTCGAGCCAACTGAGCACGTGCTGCAT